CGTTTATCTTATTATAAAACCATATAGAAAGTCTAAATATGATAACCTTTTTTGCCATTTTTGCCCTCTATTTGAACAGTTTTTTAATATGTTTAATGATTTTTTTAATAATGCTCCGACGCTCAAAGTCTTCACGCTTCATAAATACTAACCGACCTTCCTTCCACAATGTTACATACTTTAACTCTTTCATAGCTACACCTCCTCTTGATTTTTTTGAAACTATGTTTATACTAATTAAGCTCCTCCCTCACTATTACCTCCTTCGCTCCACCTCTCGCCCCCCTTGCGGGGGGCTATTCACTAATGTCTACTTTCATTCTCATTACATCTTTGATAACAATTTAGACATAATCTCAATCTTACCATGTCCTTTAACACTTCATTTTCCATATCCCATTCAAGATATTGAACTTCTTTACCACACTGTTCACATTTATAACTTTTTATCTTTTCCGCACACCAGTTGCAAATGTATTTTTTATGAACACCTTCTTGATTGGTGATTTCATACTGCTTTATTTTTACTTCATCTTCTTCATCTTCGACTATAAGATAGTAAAACTCCTCACACACTTCACATATTGTTCCAAGCTCATTAGCACAGTTTGGGCATAACCATTTTTCATTCTCCGATGCAAACACTGCAAGCTCACTGCGATAAATTTTATAACAACTCTCACACTCAAACCAGTTAGCTCTAAAACAATCAGCGCATACATATCCATGATCTTTAATAAAAACTGCATCGTCACGATCTACATTTTGATTGCAATCTTCACATATAACATTATCTTTAAATTTACGTTTACAGTCTTTACACACTATTAATCCATGAACTCTTCTATTGTTATAAAATATTTCATTATCTAACTTATATAAATCCTTTATTTTTACTTCTTCGTTACACAATAGACATCTCGAATAGTATTCATTTATCTCATCTAAGAAATGCTCTGCACTTTTAAACACTGTTGGATCATATATAACAATACCATCACCGTCTTGACGAATAGGCAATGGGGAACTTCTTCTTGTTTCAAATTCTACTCTTTCATTCATATTGAATAGTTGCTTAAGTAAGCTTACAATTGTTTCATTATTTAACTCAATATCTCTGTAATAAAAGTTTGTAGCAAAAATTGCTCCTTTTGTGCTGTATATCCAGCATCTACCTATAACTTTTTGTTTATACTCGAATACTAACAGATAAGTATCTTCTCCAAGAATGTTGTAGTCTTTTATAAGCCAGTCGATATCACCATCATTGTAACGATAATGATCGTCAGAATCGTCTAAATTCTCCGGTAATCCCCACTTTGACCTCTCCCGGAACGCAATCGGCGGGTATAACCCCGCTTTCAAAACTTCGTTTTGCATTACTACTTCAGCTGTTTTTAACGCTTTTTCCATCATGGCTCCACCTCCTTATGTTTTTTTATTTTATAAATAAGATACCTCACTAAATTCAAAATGTCAAGTCCGATTTTAGCTGATTATATGCAGTTTTTGGCAATTTTTATGATTTAGGCTCGAATTGCTCGTTTTTTCTTAAGCTATCTTATTTTTTCAAAAAACTAAAAATTTAAAAATTTCAGCCGTGAATAGCGAAAATTTCTAAAGACGAGTTTTTGCGAGTTAAAGATCGAATTTTTAAAAATTAAAGATTTTAAAAGAAAAAAAGAGAAAAGAAAAAAAAGAAAAAGAGAGAAAGACGAGGTTTCTAAAAATAAACTTTTTAGGGACTTGACAAATTTAAAAAGCATGCTTATATTGAAAAGTAAAATAAAAAAATCAAAAAGGAGGTGTGCCATGAAAAACGTGAATTGGCTCCAAGCAGAAAGTGATGCTTTGAAAAGAGCCTTTAAACATGTAACTGGCTTTGAATTGCAAGAAATTGTCGCTCAGGGCGACGATGAAAAGTCCTTCAACATTACCGGCTTTTATCAGTCAATCGTTGACGGTAATATCATTATTGAAGCAGCCATCAGTAAAGTAAATAGTTATACCCCGATCACTATGACTTTTATGGAACAAGAAAACTACTCAATGTTAGATCAAGTAATAAGTTTCGAACATAGAAAATATCGAATTACAATCTCGACAACTGTAGTACCTTAGTTATCGCGATCAAACCCTTCGGGGCTTGGCTGGCTATCCTGGTCAGTCAAGCCCTTTTTTTGTTTTCTAATTTAAAATTTTTTATTCGTTATTATCTATTTATTAATTTTTCAAAATCTTTTAAACTCATAACTACTAAATCATTGCTATGATGCTTATTAGTTATATGTATTATTAAAAGAGGTATTTTCCCTTTCGCATTTTTTACAGCTTGTTCATACCATGCTAAGATCGCAACCGACTTCCTGCTTTTTACTTCAATAGAAAATAAATCCGTGATTACATCTTCTTGACCTAAAATTCCTACTCGCCTGCCATCTAATTTTTTAGCTATCGCCCTCTCAACCGCTTTTGCTCTCCTTCTATTTCTCTTCACTACGCTCATATTCTTATCTCCTTTATTGAGTTATAATGAAAACTTAACGATAGCTCAGAAAAATCTTTTAAAATACCCTCTTCGACTTTTAATAAGTCATTTTTTAGCTTCTCATCATTTTTATTACCCTTTAATATAATATATACACATACCTCATCTTTTGAAGCTTCAGCTAAGACTAATAGCACCTCATTAACTTCATAAAATCGACGAATAATCTCAGAAATTATATCCCACCTGTTCATTTTTTGCCTCCATCTTTTTTATTTTTAATTAACCAAGCCATGAAGCTGTGCCCGCTTGCATTTGTTTAACCTGATTCGCCCATTCCTTTTCCCATTGTTCGACAATTCTTTTTGCAACTCTATCAAGCGTCTTTTTAAACATAAAATGTTCACTGTAAACTTTTAAAGCTATAAGCTTATTTGACTTTGTTCTTCCAAACACAAGAGGAGTTCCACCTTTGCCCCTCGCAATAAATACTCCTGCAACTTCTAATCCAGTTCTAAATCTTCCGCCCTTTAATATTGTTCGTCTGCCTCTGATTATCTCTACCTGCACACCAGAGCTACTTTGTCTTGTTCTTGTTTCTCTTATCTCAAAAGCAGTAGCCCCCTTGCCTCTATGCTTTATGATGCGTTTTTTAATTCCTGATCCAATCTGAGTTGGTTTGAAGTAGCTTAATATGATAGGTTTCCCCGCAACAGTAATCTCCCCCTCAAGAGGTCTTGTAGTAATAGTGATTTTTCTATCAAGGTCTGATTTCATGATATTGAATTTAAGCTTGTTTCTAATCTCATCAGATGCTGCAGTCTTCCCTGACCTTATAGCTCTACGAAGAGCAAAATTAATAGCTTTGATAACTTGTTTTGAGTTATAACGATTTAAAACTTCTTCTATTCCTTCTAATTTAATTGTCACTTCCACCCGCCCCTCCTCAGGCTAAGGCTTCCTGCCCTATGACAGGCTTACTATTCCCTATCCCTCTAATAAAGGGAGACTTAAAGTTACTTTTGTAAATTAAGTCAAATAGCTTACCAATAACTGTAAGCACGCTCAATTATCCCGTTCCGATACTTTATCCCATTCTTCCAAACTTTAAACCCATAGTTATAATTAATATCACAATTTGTCCGCCACTGCAAACATTTTCTTTTCTGCTTCCAAACGCAAATATTCTCTACAAATTTCTTATTACACAAATCAAACGCTTCTTCCCACAAACAATCAGCTTGCATTGCTTCCCTATTTACTTTCCAACATGATCGATTATAACACTGATACACACACCAAAGCTTTCGACAACTTACCCGATTAATCAACTGCTTAATTAAATATGCTTGAGCTAAAAAATGATCCATATGTCCTTTTGTTTTCCAGTTTGGAAACTTCTTGCTCAACCAAGGCAAAAATTGTTCAGTCAATTGAGCATAACCTATTGAGCCCCATCCATCAAGAGAAGTCCGCCATATACAGTTGGTCTCCGCTTCTATCTGCCCCAAATTATACCAATAAGGATAATCTAAGCCTAATACAAACTCAGAGGCTTGCCTCGCTTTAGGTATTAACTTATAACATTCCGAGGCATTAGCCACTTGCAACAATCCAAGAACTACCCAACAAAATAGCAAGATAATAAATCCTCTTAGCCCACTCATCGCTCTCCCAATCTATATGACCTATTCTAATTAATCTTGTTAAATAAGTAAACACATACCACAAAGACAAAAGAAACACCTTCTTAAACACAAACTGAAAAGGCTCATAAAACATTCCTATCAGTCCCGTAATAAAAAACACTAAACCCAAAGCTATTATAACCCAATGCCAACCAAATTGCTTCCAATATCCATTCATATGCTCCTCCTAAGACTTTTTTTGAATTACCATTTTAATCAATAGTTCAACCTTCTCATCAATCTTTTTATTAATTTTTTCTAATGTTATTTCTAATTTCTCTTCAATCTTTTCTAATCGTTCATACATCCTACTAATCTCATCATCAAACATATCCATTCTTTGCTTACAAACTTCTCTTACACCATTTTGACTTTTTAATCCAACTAACCAATCCCAAACTATTTTAAATAATATACCAATACATCCAGCAATCAACAAATAAATTATTGTCTCTGGGGTCACTTCTTCCTCCTTTTCTTTTTCTTAACCCACTTACCGCCGGATCCCCTGACCCAGCCAGTTGATTTAGCACATATTGCATAAGCCTGAGATTTTGTGTAACCTTTTCGCATTACCTTCTTTACACAATCATCAAGTTGTTTAGGCATCCCTATGCCCCTCCTACTTGTCCTTCCTCTTTCTCAATGCAAATCCAAACATCTGAACCATGCTACCATCCTCCAACATTTTCGGTCTCCATCCTATATACCCCTCTACCTTCTTCCCTTTATAACTGAAAAACGGTAAAATCAAATTCCAACTCCTCTTACTATGCCAAACCCTCCACTCAGAAGGATACTTAAATGTCCCTATCACTCTCGTGTCAAAATTATGAAGAGGGTTTCTAACAAAAAACCACATAAACTCTCTCAAATTCTCATTCCTGCCAGGCATATACCTAACAGGAGGCTCAGGATCTTCATCATTACCAAATATCGCCCAAAGTAACTTACTACTTTGCAAAATCTTTTTCACTAATGCCACTTGTCCCTCCTCAGACTAAGGCTTCCTGCCCTTTCAAAAGCTTAATTTCAGTCCTTTTCGAAAAATTATCCTTTAAACTCAATCTTTATGCTCCTTACTTCTTCTACTGTTTTAGCATTATTTATTGCTTGCTCCATTTGTTCATTCCACTGCCTAATTGCTCCCCTTCGCTGTAACTGAACCGCATACTTTTGTTTTAATACTGTAACATCTTGTCCTAAAACTTGAGCTTCTGCTATTTTAATAACAATGTAATCTATCGGACTCAATAAGCTTGCTACATAATTTTTAAGTTCAGCTAATTTTCTTTGCTTTTCTTCCTGTAACTTTTCATCCTGAGTTTTTGATCTAATTTGAGCTCCATCATAAATAACATCATCAGTGCTTTCTACTTCAAATTCAAGTGCTTGAATTCCCTGAGGAACCGCCTCGGGTAGTAAAGCACAACAAAGTATATTAAGCTGTGGATGTATATATGCCCATACTTTCATTATGCTAACCTCCTAACTAAAATATAACCTGATGCTGATTGCGGAAAAGTAATTGTTCCAAGTGAAGTCCAAGCTGTTGTTGTATCTCGCCAATCTGTAGAAAAAATATATATACTAGGATAATGGTGGCTTAATCCATATATGTCATAAAACCCTCTTATATTTTTGTATTGAGTATAATTTGTGATATAATAAGTAATATTTGAAAATGCCCATCCACACCTAAAAGCGGAATAAGTAACACTATAACTTGACCCTAATCCTCCTAAGTTTCTATAAACCTCAGCATATGCAAAAGCATTTGAATAAGTTGTATTATTAGGATTTAAATAAATTTCAGCCTCTGTCCCCCCTGATGTCCCCCCAGTATTACTACAAATTAAATGGCATTCATAATAAGTTCCACTTTGCGTTGCTATATGTAAAGGCACACTTGTAGCATTACTAAAAGATATATAAGCCTCTTCTCCCACCTGTAACATATAATCACTCGTTGCACCAGTCAAATCAACTCTTCTAAAACTATACACATTACTTTTTACATAAGTCGCACTTAAATCTAAAATTCCATTTGCATTAAGAGGAACTATTATATTCGCTCCAGGAGTTTGACTTGCATGAAAACCATCCACTGTATCTGCATTTGACCCACCCGCTCCAGATATCATTCCTACAGTAAATGCCATATCTATTCCTCCTTCAATTTATTAATACTCCTTTCCATCTACAAATACATTCACAGTCCCATTCGTTGATACCTTCACTACATCACCCGCAGTAAGCCAAATCGGATCAGTCCTCACAAAATTAGTCGTATACGTCCAAAATACTAAATTAACTGTCCCATCACCAATCTTAATAGTTATCGGCACATTAGAACCATCATTACTTGTCACAGTTATTCTTGCAACAGCTGTTTTACCAGTTGGACATGTATATACAGTTGCTTCTGTATTTGTTATTTGCTGTCTTGCTAACATAGTTTATCCCTCCAAAAATAACATTAATTGTATAAGCATATCTCCAGTTAATATTGTGTTATTTTCTAAAACTATTTTATTAACCGTTTGCCAATTTGTTCCATCATAAATATAAAGAATCGGTGGAAGAACTGATATATCCATCCATATTTGACCTGCTTTAGGAGTTAACGGTGCAGATATTCCTATATAAGCTCCTCGATAAATTGGATTGTTTTCAGGATCAGAACTATAAAATGCATCTGCTAAAATTTCAAAATTTGTATTTATCTTTGCTGTATCTTCACTTACTCTACCATTTGGATAAACTATTGGATTTCGAACATATGCCATTATTTATTCCTCCATTAAGTTATTTGCTTAGGTATTTGAAATTCAATCATTCCTGCAAAGAATACTAATTGTTGTCCTGTTCTCACAGTCGCTGGACTCGGTAAAGAAACTAATAAAGCAACTTGTCCATCTGAAATCAATCCAATATAATATACATCAGACCAATTTGCAGTCGCTACAGGAAATGTTATTGTATTTGAATTCACATAATAAAAATTTGTAGTATCTTCATTTGAATAAATAAACCCAGGGAAGGTCTGTCTACTATATCCATTGCCTGATAATTCGGTCATGTTTACATCAAATAACCCAATTTGAGAACCATTAAATGCAAATGCAATTAAGTCAGCTCCTTTCCTATATGTTATCCTCATTTCGCCACCTCATCAAAATTTATTTTCGCTATCTTCATCTTTGTAGCCACAGGTAAATACCATATCAAGCTAAACTCCTCTCCATATAAATTACATCTAAATTTATGTTCGTCAAGAGGTAAGTTAAACGCCAAAGACCGCTCCTCCCCCCGATGATTTGCAACACCATTAAATGTAATATAATGCTCCCTGCACTTCTTCACATCATAATGAAACCCTCGAAACCTCTGTAAATAATCAAAATCAAACAATAAATTAGTATAACATTTGTCATATTGATAAGTATTTGGTTCATCCGTAAACTGATACCTATAAAAAACTTTCTCGGATGCATCAAAAAACCATTCCCTATCAACAAAAATCGCTAAATCCCCAAAATACATATCATCATCAACTAAAAACATAAACCGCCCTGTCTCCTCATGATTAAACATAAAAACCTTATGATTATAACATTTCCTAAAATGCCACCTATCTAATTGCTTATCTTTAAACACTTCTCTAAATGAATTATAAAAAGCCTCAATATTAAATAATATTCCCGCATTACCAACCATCTGCAAACTTAATCCAACCAAACCATTCTTACCCCTTACCCAAATTAAACCATCCTTAACAAGTAAATTATGATAATCATAAAAACTTGAAGGTATATAAACACTTATGAATGTGGTCGGGATTAAATCGCTTAAGTCAAGAAGCTCTTGTAAACTATAAAATTGAACCGTCGGCACATCTGTATATTCAAGAAATAATATAGAAAACGGATTATAAATTGCTACACCAATGAAATTACGACCTGTATAATTTTTACTTGTTTTAGTTGCCCCTACAATTGTATCTATTGCTGTATTCCTTACAACGAACAACTTTTCTTTATATGCTATCAACCCTACCACATCATTATATCCTGTATATTCAAACACTTGCTTGCTGCTGATATCAATATACACAACCCGTTGCCCTGCCTTATCATAAACACCAATACATTTATCACTCGTTACACAATCAGTCAATTCAAGCACATAACCCGCTACATTAATTGTATCAACAATAATTGGTGTTTCAAATATCAATTCATCTTGTCGCATATTCACAGACACACAATTACCATTGATGTTGTTTACCATAGAGGACCCCATTGATCATTTGGAAAATCTCCCCAAGTAACAATATCACCCCATCTGTAGCTATCGATTATCTGAATAGTATCACTTTCGCTTATCAAAGCCGAACAATTAATTGCACTATAAATTAATCCCCAAAAATTATCTTTCAATGAAATATGAACATTAATCAGAACCGTCGGAACCGCTGGAAACAATACATCAAATAAACACTTAAACTTTGCATATGTCACTAAACTTACTCGTCGAATAATTATTGGCTCAACAAATGAACTAAATATTACAGCAAAAATCTTTTCTTTAAAAATCTCATCCCACTTAAACCAACCCCATCGCCTATAAAAACTTTTTGATAATAATTCTTCTAAATACTTCTTTAACCCTTCATAACCTATCCAATCAACTTTTCTTAATGCGTTCTTAATAACATACGGAACCTTTAACCAAGCAAATGTATAATTTTGCCATTCATATTCCCAATCACCCCAAGTCTCACCAAAATCTTCCCATATATCAAAATCTCTCCACTTCCCTGTTATCTCAGCTTTCTGTATTTTCCGATACTTCGTATATAACATGCTTGCAAATCCCTCTGTCTGTATTATAATAAATTAATAAACTTTTACAAGAGGTCAGACATGATTTTATCAGTCAATAATCAAATTTACAACTACCCTGATATAGAAGATTATGTATTAAGTCAATTATTATCCGTTGAAAGTGCTTATTCCCGTAGGCTCACATCACTCATTCGATATATGCAAGAATTGAACGGCGAAACTAATATACCCGACCCACCATACGAATGGCAGTCTAAATTTCTTTCTTCAATGTTTTATCAGAAAATCTTCTTTGCTTACTTCTACCTTCGCTCCTTCCTTGAAAAAGCATTTGAAAACCTCTTTACCATCGACACCGACAATGAACAACTACAAATCCTCCTAACCAAAATCCTTCAACATTACATTAAAACCCTCAATGTCAAAGATGCCCTATCTAAAGTCCTTTTCTACAGTCTCCTATCTGGTTATGGCTTTATCTATCTCACATATAACGAAGACCTCAAACGCTTAGATTTACAAGTTATCAATCCATTACATTCTAAAATCACACCTGACTTAAATTATGTTTGCATCACTGAATACCTACCCATACCTGAAGCCATACGAAGATACAACCTAACATATGATCAACTTAAACCTTACATAGCACCACAAGATGACCCAGAATATTCAGTTCTTACATACTTACAGAAAGTCTACAATGATAAAGTTGTTCGTATTGATAAATTCTACGGTATTGTTTTCTTGCCTGATGATATCATAACACCACATCTTTATACTATTCTTAACAAAACTAAACTCATCAACGCCGAAATAATGCCCGATAAAATCACTCCTTTCGTTGTCGAATTCCTTTATGGCGTTAATACTCAAGTCTCTTACGCTGATTTAGTTTATCCATATTATGTCCAAGATACCATTTTATCTCGTGCCATACTTGATAGTGCATTAGTTAATTTAACACTTGGTTTTGAAGTTGATACGACAGTTATTGAAGAGGATAGTTTATCCGATGAATTGAAGCCCTGGAAGATTTTTTATACTCGTGGCGGTGGCGAAATCCAGGCAGTCCGTCCGATCAAACTTGCGAATTTCGATCCTAATGCTTTACCCATCCGCAATCTTATTCAGAATGAAGCTACGAATGTTTCCGCAATCACAGAATTTATCATGGGACTACCATCATCCCGCTCAAGAGTTACCGCTAAAGAAGTCTCCCTCAAGACTCAACAAACTCAAATGACCCTTGCTATCTTCATCGAACGCTTAGAAACTGTCTTTATCTCCCAACTCCTTACCAAACTTCTCTACTACATCCTCAAATACGAAGCCCTCAATTTACAGCAACTCTTAACCCCCGAAGAACTTAACATACTTGCTACTATTACTCCTGATGATGTTCTTTCACAAATCAAGTTTAAAATCCGAGGTTTCACAAATGTTGTCCAGAAGAACGAACGCCTCGAGAAAATCATGTCCCTCCTCGAACTCTTCGGTCAATTGAACCTCCTACCCATCCTCAACATCGAGAAACTCATTCACGAAATCCTTTATACCCTCGACCTGCCACCAGATATAGTAGAAATTAATAAACTCGCTCAACTCTTACAAGTAATGCAACCCGCTCAACTCCAACAGCAACAAAAAATCAACGAACTCCTCACCCTCATCTCAAAACTCTCCAAACACCCATCAATGAGCAACATCGACATACCTACCCTCCTCTCCGAATTAACCGGTATACCCATCCCTCAAAAGACCACCGAGGAAACCAATGACTAAACAACCAAACCAACTAACCCTCGATCAAATCAACCCAGAACTTTTAAATGTTAACATTCTAATCGCTCTACTTAAAGCCTGCCAAGACCTCGAACACATCTTCGCCATCCGTGCTAAAGAATTAGCCTACGACGACACCGAATTAAATATCGCCCTACAAAACCTCAATCAAATCATCACTTTCAAAGAAAAACTCGTCAACCTTATCGAACGCACCCAAGCCATCAAAAACCTCGAACAATCCAAACTTAAACCCATCAACGAAGACACTAAAATAGCACTCGAAATCCTTCAATATATCAAAGACACCTACAAAATCAACCCAAAAGACCTACTACTCCTGGTTATATCACAGCTATCGTCCCTGCCACCAGGAACAGGAACTAACCTTTTAGCCACTCCTACCCAATTCCCTGAGAGGATCACCCTCTTTAAGGGAGAGAAGTCTCTATAAGAGTTCTCAAGGCAGGAGAAGACTAAGGCTACGGAAAGAACTTGCCAGCTTTTTTGTTCCACATAAGTAGAACCCCTTACCTGTTCCTTCCCTCGGTTACCAGGCTGTTGGGTAGCTGACTCACTCCTTCCGCTTTGTAAATGTTTAAATAATACCTTCCAATCTTTTCTTAATTTACTCAACTTAGCTTTTAACTTATTCTTTTTATATAAATTATTCTCACTCTTAATTTTCTCTTTTACTTGGCTAATCTTTTCTTCAATCTTTGCTGTAGAATATAACAAAAACTCCTCATCCTCTAACAATTTCTTATAGTTCTTAGGTAATCTCTCCTTAAATCCCAAACCCCTTCTTCCTATCACATAAGCACCAGCAATATCTTTGTCTATGTTATACAAAGGAGCATATTTCAACTTACCTATTACCGAAGTATAAGCTGGATTAACCTTTCTTACTTCAATTCCATGTCTTCTTGCTAAAATTTTAATCTTCTCCAGTAGTCTCTTATAACTCCACTTCTGTAGCCTACTCCTTAACTTAGCAAATCCATCACCTCTCTTACCCCTTGGAAGGTTTTTCAAGTTTTCTATAGCAATGGCTTTTCTTTGTTCTTTAGCTAACTCTATAATCTTATGAGCTATTTGCCATTCTAAATACTGTCTCTTTTCTGAAGAGGCATCCAATAACTCATTTAAACTAATACTTTCATATCTCTCTAAATTCCCATCCTTACTTACTATAGCTACCGCAAGATGATAAGGATAAGCATTTACATCTATTCCTATTATTCCATTATCTCTCTCAA